GTGCGGGAGGCCGGTGCGGGTGCCGTCGGCGGCGGCCACGGTTACGGCCTCCTCCCACTTCTCAGGACGGAGGAAGGTGACGTGCTCGTAGCCTGGGCGTCCGGCGATGATGTCCTCAATGTTCTTGGAGATCATGATCCCGAAGTCGTCATCAGGGGCGTTTGTCCTGGAGTTCTTGCCTTGCCCGGCGCGGACTGCGCAGTGGTTGGACGGGACTGCTACGTAGTAGAGAGAGGAGCATAGAGGGGCGAGGGTCCGGAGGGCTTCAGCGTAGAGGCGCTGCACGGTCCTGATCTGGTCGGTCAGGCTTAGGTCGTTGGTCTGCGCCTGGCTGGCGACGTTCCAGAAGCCCTCAGTGGAGTCTCCGACGTCGGCGAGGATGATGCGCTTATAGGGCCCGCGGAAGCGGATGTCGTCCGCGATGTCCTTGATGGCGCGGCGCACGAGGCGGATGGTGTCCTCGGTTCCTCCACCACTGGCGGTTTTCCCGAGCTGATAATCCGCCATGCAGACAACGAGGGTGTCGTCATCGTCCTTGACGATCGGGGCGGGCTTAGGGAGCAGGGGCTCCCGGAAGACCGAATCAAGGTCCTCAAAGGCGAGCCGCTTAGCTTCCGCCATCTCTACGGCGCCGGGCTTCCATGTGATCTTCTCGTATGAGCCGTCAGGGAGGCGGATGGTCTTACCCCGCTGCACGATCGCATCCACGGGCACGTCGTTGAAGAAGTGGTCATGGTTGAGGTCGGGGGCGCCGCGGCGCTTCAGCTTAGCGCGGTGCCGGCGTACGGACGCCTCGGAGGTGTTGAACTTCTCGGCTAGCTCAACGTTAGTGAGGCGCTGGGACTCAGGGAGGAAGTCGTTCTCGATGATCGCTTCATCAAGGGGAGTCATTGGTATCTTGTCTTTCTGTTCAGAGTATGGCAACGGCCCGGGGAGACATCTTGGTCAATCCCCGGGCCGTTCACCTATCCCACATCCAGCGGAGTCACTCACCGGAATGGTTGTAGTCTAGCGCCCCAACGAGCGCCTTGCAAGGGCTCACTGAGACGTATGCTGTCCTGTAACCTTGCCGTCGCCACTTCCATGTGAGGTATCGTGCGAGGGGCTTCCAGGTGCAGCGCACATCCACGTATCGCCACGTCTTGGTCACTTCTGCCTCCTGCATGCTCCGCAGGTCGCGGTCTCGGCTCCGACTTTCCAACCGAGAGTGCGGGCCGTGGTCTTGATGGTTGATTCGACTGCCACCCACGGCTTGGTGCGCGGGTGCGCCTGCTCGATGTGGGTGATGCCGCACTGGGTGCAGTCCATCTTGGCGACCCACTGGTGGCCGTGAAGCTTGATGTTCACCATGCGGGCGAACCTCCTAGGGGCGAGTAGTCTCGAGGGGCCATGAGGTGGTCTGCGATCAGGTGAGCCATCTCGGGCTGAGACGCCAGCGCCCGCCTGAGTTCAACCGCATTGGCGGCCTTGCCCCATGCCCGCAGGCCATTCATTACCTGATCCCAGTACGGATAGGGGGGGCCTTTGAATGTCTCTGCGTAGAGAATGTCATCGACGATGACGCGAAGGGACATGGTTTCCCCGTGGAGGTGAAGGTCCCATTCTCCGAAGGTCATGCGGCCGTCAGCTGAAATGGCTTCAATGTGAATGTACCCGCCGCCAGTAGTGACGTTCAGGAGTCCTATTGGGCGGTGGGCTGCCGCAGCCTTTGCAACGTCTTCCAGCTGTTGTGTAGTTAGGGCGGAAATGCGCGAAGCATCCATGCTTGTGACCTTTCTGTGTCTGGATGGGTGGCGGCCCATTGTTCGTAGTGTTCGGCGTCTGGGCCGCCGTATGTGGGGTGTGTTGCGGCTTCTACCTCGTCGAGGATGAGCCAGCAGTCTGGGCAGTACCGGAGGGACCAGTGGTAGGTTCCATCCTTCCAGGTGTCCCTCCGGTACATGAGGCCCTGCCTGATTGGGGTGAAGCAGGCGTCGCAGATGACCTGCCCCCTGGAGTGGGGGTGGGTCGTCTTGCGTTTGAGGTGCACGTCAGAATGGTGCGCCAGCCTGTGCCCAGGGGTCGCCCTGCTGGCCGCCCTTGGGGGCGTTGAAGGATGCCTGCTGCTGGCTGCCCTTGCGGGGGATGGCGCCACGGAAGCGGGGGAACTTCACCTCCAGGCTGGTGCGTCGCTGACCGTCGTTGCCGTCCCATCCGCGCTGGACGAGGAGGCCGGTCACGGTCACCTTGTCTCCCTTCTTGAGGGTGTCGGCGAGGTGGCCGTGCTGCTCACCCCAGAAGGAGGCGGTCACCCACAGGGGGTCTCCGTCGTCCTCCCAACTGCCGTCCTGGGTCTTGCGGGATGCTGTGGCTGCGATACGGAGCTCAGTGATCTGCTGCCCTGACTGCGTGTACTTGACCTCGGGGTCCTGACCGAGGTTGCCTTCGACGGTGATGTCACATGCCATGATTAGTTTGCCTTTCGGATGGGGGAGAAGAGCTTCTTGATGTCGTGTTCTTGGACGTAGATGGTGGGGTCTCCGACGAATCGGAAGGTGGGTGTCTTGCTCTTCTGGATGTGTCGGTCGAGTGTTCGGCGGGTGATGCCGAGCATGTGGGCCGCCTCATTCTTACTGAGGTAGCCGGGGATGGTTTTCATTGGTGTCCTTTCAGGAGTCTGGCGAGGTCTCCGAGTGTCATTGTAGCCCATTGCCGGTCAGGCTTGGCAACCCCGTGCCGCTTGTGGACAACGATGCCGACTAGGGCGCCCGCGTTCTCAGCCTCGACCTGGGCTTCGCGCGTCCACTTCGGAAGGTCCATGCGGGCCACATCCTTGCACTCGATGGCGACCTTATGGTCGCCCATGCGGACGTTGGCAATGTCGCCCTTATCCTTGGCCCCAGCCTTGGGGGCGCGGTCGATCCTGTCGTCATCCAACTCCTCGGCGAGGTAGTCGGCGACCACTCTTTCAAACCGTGCCCCGGCGGCCTTGGCGCTCTTACGAGTCCTCGCCACGAATACCGCCTAGATGGGTAGCGGCTCGGTTCTCATCTCTCACGTTCTCGTAAGCCGTCCTCCAGCTCTGAGCCGAAGTAAGGAGTCGCGCATTCTCCATGGCGAGCGCCTCGCACTGGCCACCCTTATAGACTGCGTACACGAGCGCCGCGAACGCGATCAGTAGCGTCACAGTGAGCATAGTGGTCATGACTTCTCCTTGGGGGTGTAGGCAATGGTGTACGGACCCCATATCTTAGCGAGGCGCGCCTCCTGCAGCCCATAGGCGCACACCCAGTAAGTGGTGCCGCGTTGCCAGGAGTCACCCTGGCAGTCGATTACAATGGTGCCGGGTGGCAGTTCGCTGCCGTTGCCGGTATATTCGCGCGAGCGAGAGCTCTCACACTCTTCGAGGGGGGCATTATGTCGCCCCTCCACCACACCCTTATCGCGGGCCTCGACCTCTAGATCGCCGATGCGCTTTAAGAGAAAGATGACGTCATGCATGGGCGCATCCTGGGGCAATTCGCTAGGTCGATACCCCTCGCCCCGCTCCCAGTTGTCCACTCGGGCCCGAATCCGCTCTAGGCGGTCCTGGATGTCCTTATCGTCAGTGCTCATTTCATCTCCTTCTGATTGTGGTAGGGGCAGATTGTCTCCGGGTGTGGGCCGTCATCAATCAGCCAACCCCAATCTGATGCCAGGTTGCGCAGTGTGGACATGTCGGCGCGTTCGCGACGCGCATCCCGCGGACCTGGGGTGAAGTTGGTGCGGTTAGTGCATGCGGGCCAGTCGCACGTGATGGTCGCGTACATGTATGTGACCTCTTCTAGGCCAAGCACTCTCTGCCTCCTTCGTCGTTGAGCTTGTAGGTCCTCCCATCCCAGTAGGTGACCGGGATGCTTTCAGGGTTGGCTACGAACTGTGGCACGTTAAACCCCGTGCGCCGCGCCTCATCCCTGTTCTGCTCGATATAGCCGTGACAGCCCCGCACCCCATCCCCACACAGGAGGATGAGGTTGCTGGGGCTGTTCGTGTTGGGGGCCTTACTGCCCCCCATGCCGCGGGCCCTCCGGTGCTGAATGCTCATGGGGCCGTTGCCGGCGCGCCGACCACAGCGGGCACACCGGTAGCCGTCTCTCTCGTACACGAGCTCCCTTGTTTCCTGGGAGGGGCCTGTTTTCCTGGGAGCCCCCTTTCTACGCATCTCCGCCCTCGATCTCAATGAGGCTGATGTCGCCAGTTGAGATGAGCTCCCGGATGGCTTCCTCCTGGGCGCCCGAGACCCGGACCGAGATGCGCGGGTCACCCTGGACGACCTCAACGCCGTCAGGAACCTCCCCAGTCTGCTTGATGAATCCCTCCAGGGCTGCGGTAGCCACGAACCATGGGGCGGGCACCTTGTGTACGGCGTCAGGCTTGTTCCACTCAAGCCAGGTCACGAGGGCATTCTCGTCAACCACCTGATACCTGGGCTGTGGCGCGCTAACGCTCACCGTACCCACCTGGAGGCCGTCAACCTGAGGCTTGGACGTGTCGCCCGGCGCCATGTACTCCTCGAGCTCCTTGAGGGCCTTCTTCTTCTCCTGGGAGGCCACCTTGGCGATGTGTGCCGCGATGGCCGCCCTGCGGAGTGCTGATTCCTTGCTCACTGGACCTTTCCTGCCCCGTAGTTCTGCGCCAGCCACGCCCTGAGCATGTCTGGGTTGGCCTTACCGCCTGCGGCGAAGTACTCCTCGCGGACCTTACCTCCGTCCAGCTGGTGGGTGGCACAGAATCCGTCAAGGATGGTGCCGCACTGCTCGGCCGCTGTTCTCTTGGGAACCCCCTGTTCCGCTGGGAGGGGGGTATTCCGCTGGGAGGCCCCTATTCCGTTGGGAGCCCCCCTCTCGTAGGACTCACTGTCCGGGTCGGGCTCGTCGGTGGGGATGGTGAGCGCCTGCAGCAGGAATGTCCTGTAGGCGACGCTCATAGCCTTGGCGATGGCTTTGTCTCCGAAGTCCATCGCCTCGGCCGCCACCTTCCCATGGATGCTGTCGCCAGCTGGCCCGTAGATCCGGTAGGTGACCTTGACGACTACCTCGGCGGTCTGCTTGCCGCTTGCTGTGATCCCGTTGCTGCGGTGTACTTCGACGTCCTCGGGGAGGATGGTGACCCCGTACTTGCGGAGTGCGGGTCCTACTGCGTTCATTACCGCATCGATGCCGCGGAAGTTGAACCGCTGTGCCTGATTCTTGCTATCCTTCTTGACTGCCTGAACGTCCCCCATGACCTTACTGAGCGCCTGGTGGACTGTTAGCCGCTCTGTCATCTGTGCTCCTTTCTTGGGGGCCCCTATTCTCTTGGGAGGCCCCTATTCCGTTGGGAGGCCCCTATTCTCTTGGGAGGCCCCTATCTGGGAACCTACTTCGTGGAAGCCACCAGAGACCCCACGGCCATGATCGCGTGCCCCATCGTTGCAACATAATGGGTCACACCACCGGCGGTCACGGCGATCCTGCCCCCGGCCGGAGCAATGATGATGGTCTCCGATTCCGCCGTGGTGATGCTGTACACGTCTCCGACGTGGCGCACCTTGAGTCGCCGGTCGAATGCCGTGACCCTACCCTTAACGGAGTCGTGGTGGTTGTGGGCGTTCGCTTCGGCGAGCGTGTCCGCGATGACCACTTCATCGCATTCGACGTACCCCCAGTACCGATCCGCCTGATCGGGCTTGCGTACTGTCCACCAGTCCGGGGTGAGTTCCGCAGCCACGGAACCAAATGTGACGGCGTACCCCGTGGGTGTGGGGGTGACGTAAGACCGGCAGTGAGGCCACATGCTGGCTAGCTGCATCGCGACGTTGGGTGCGTAGGTGTGATCCATGGAAGTGTTCCTTTCGTGTGTGTCCAGCTAGTGCTGTCAGACGTATCGGCGTGGGTCGAATGACTCGAGCACGTACAGCCATGCTGATAGGCGCTTGAGCTCTGTGCCGAGTAGGCGAGTGTCGCCGTCCTCGAGGTGCCACCATGGGCCGTGCTTGACCCATGGCTCGTGTAGGTCGTTGTAGACGGTGGCTCCGTCGGGCATGCGCCGCATGTCGGCGTGCGTGATGAGTCGGTGCTCGAGTGGTGCGTCAGCTGGCACGATTCTCCTCTGCCTTGATGGCCCGCTCGAGGTAGGCAATGGCCTTGCGTAGGTCCTCTACGCGCTTGCTCGCATCTCCCTTGCGGCCGAACCGAGTGAGGTACTTCCCCGCGTTCCAGAGATGCGGATTGTCAGGGAAGATGGCGTCCAGTAGGTCCCAGGACTGCAGGTTGGCAGTGAACAATGGCGCCCCGTTGGTAGCCAGCGCTTCACCTATCCACGTGTAGTGGGTAGGGGAATCATGAGCCCCCATAGCGTTTCCTTTCTAGGCCCCGAACCGTTCGGGCTACCTATGGGCCACCTAGACCAATTTGGATCACAGCAAACCCCTGTAGTCAGCAAACAGTGGGGCGGTCTAGGTGACTCATAGGTGGGCAGACTGTATCGACTACGCGAGGCGGCGCCGTGCGTGCGATGCCTGCCACCTATGGCCTTTCCTCTATGTAGTTCTCAACCAACATGCGCAAGCGTTATTCAACGGCTGCCCGCGTTTCTGCTGCGCTATCTCCTCTAGGTGAGGTGGCACGGCCGCAACACTGCACGGCCGACCATCCCGACTAGGCGGCTTGTGCCCGCTCGAGCGCAACCTCGAACGCGTCCCTAGCGAACCGGACCGCTACGTCATCATGCCCGCGAACCTCACCGCTCGAGTACACATGAACTTCGTTGCCGTCCTTGCTGGCCCTAAGGCCGCCGCAAGTAGACAACTCGAGGATGGGGGAGACGCGCCAGCCGTTAGCGCTGAGCACGTCCGCCAGTGTCACGAGCGCTCCAACTCGACGCTCAGCGTCGCTCAGCATGTGAGCCATCACTTCAACACTGGTCCAGTCCCTGCGGACCTCCGCCAAGTACGTGACGTTCAGCGAGTCCGTGGCCGTAACCTGCGCGATGGCTTCGTGGCGTCTCGACCCCAAGGCGTTCCGAACCTCAAGGAAATGGGTTGAGTTGGCGGCATGCCAACTACCCGAAAGGGCCTTGTCTTCGCCCGTAGCCGTCTTGAATGCTAGGCGCACGCGCTCGTCTACAGTGCTCATGGTTTCGTTCCTTTCGGCTTGCTGACGTTCAGGCTTCGGCGATGTAGGAGACGGCCGCGTCGACGGACATGTCCCCGCAGACCCAGTGCTCCGTACCGTCAGCGCCCACGATGTAGATATCGACGAATACTGCGGGCTCCCCGTCCCAGGGCTCCTCAGCGGTGATGTATGCGATTCGCGTACCCTCAGCGAAGATGAGCGAGTACTGGTTCACGTTGGGCGTGTCGCATGTCTGATAGTCGACACTGGCGGCATCAAGCGCGAACTCAAGGGTGTCTAGCGCCTCCTCGAGGGTGAGCGCAATGCGTTCGTTAACGCTACTCATGATGGTTGACTCCTTAGTGTGGCGGGTTGGTTGGTGTCGTGCCCGGCGGGGGAATCGAACCCCCGCTACAACCATTCGGGCTACCTGACTGCCATCAGGAGATGGCGTGCAGGACGGCGGCGGCGACATCACCCTGTGACCAGCAAGTCGCGTCACTCACAACCTCAATGTCGATCACGCGGATGGGCGACTCGGGGCCGCACTCCTCAACGAGTGTCACGCGCTCCGTGTAGGCGGACTCAACTTTGGTGAGACGGTCGCCGTATTCGTAACGCACTCCCCGCTGGAAGTTCTCAACCAATGCCTGCCAGTCGTCGTGCGCAAAGTCGGTCGCGTTGCAGAGCACCTGCCACGCCTCAGCCGAGTTCTGGTAGGCCAGCTGAGTGGACTCGAGGACTGCCTCGAGGTCGGTCATGGTCACGTCATCGCTGAACAGGGGGTGCTCCGTGACGGTGAACTCGCGGTCGGAGTCAACGTCGGCCGAGATGGTGACGTCGTCGCTGCCATACGAGAGGCGCATGTCCATTTCGCCGCCCAGCACGTCAACCTCGAAGTCCCCCATGTATCCGGCGGCCCACGCCTTGCGGGCCAGCGGGAAGGCGAGGAGTGCGGCAGCCTTGTCCGCGTCGCTAGTGATGGCGACAACCGTCTCAGTGCCGTCCAGGATGGTACCGGCGGGGCGGTAGCCATCCTCGGCGATCTCGAGGTGAATGTTTCCGACGCTGATGCCCTCAGTGGTCTCGCGGTAGTCGATGCCCCAGTCGGTCAGGTTGGCGGTGACGTCGGTGATGTAGTCGGTGGTGGTCATTGCTGTGATCCTTTCTTGGTGGAGCGGTTCGCTCCGTGCTGATGGCTTAACTATACACACACCCAGACAAGGCGAGTCAAGTCAGATTGGGTATCAATTTGCGTGACCTGCGTCATCGAACACGTGTTCGACAGGGACCCGAGCGCCACCCACACACATGCGTGCACACACGCACGCACCCCCGCACACAATAGGCCACGAGAGCCGACCTGGGCACCCTACAGGGGTCCACCCACATATGGGCACCACCCACGCCCCAAAAGCGCGCCAGAGAGGCTCACGGCGACCCCTGCGGGCAAGCAAAGCAAAACCCCCGACTCCACCGAAGCAGAGCCGGGGGCCTACACGCCAATCACCGACACCCACGACAGCCCACGCGCCGACCATCACGACGCCGCTGCCACCACACACCACCAGCAAGCCCCAACAGAGTCAGCGCACCAAACACCACCACAACCTCGAGGTCATAGTTATCCTTGACGCCCGAATCCACAGGACCCACAACCGTGTCACGACTAGGGAAAGTCGCCTTAGCAACAGGCTTATCCACAACCGCGCTCGGCGCAGCCGAGTGCACAACCCCCATAGAGACACTACGGCGTGCACCGTGGAGTCCTGCCTCGTCACTGTGTCCCTTCACTGGGGTCTTCACACACCCATCACTGAGCGCCTTGGCGACAGCCGGCCCGGGCACGTACCGGTCACCCTCAACGGTGGTGATGGTCTGCGTGCATGCGTGGGCGTCAACGTCGAGCACGTACCGGCCATCCCGCTCACACGACACAGAACCCTGCACATCCACGCAGGCAGGCAACCCAACAGTGGACACCGCATCGAATCGGCCAACCCACAACCAGCCAGGGAAAGCCACCTCACGGGCGTCACGCCACCGCAGATATGAGACGGAACCGTCCTCCTCAACGATGAACGACTCACCAAACCCATTCCCCATGGTGCGGGCATCCCACAAGCACGGACCATACTCCTGACCCTCATCCTCACAGGCGGGGGTACCTGACACGTCAACGGGGGCCCCAGTACTGGCGAGCACCCACCCACCAACAGGGGTGGCGCCCTCAGCCGCATAGGCAGGCACACAACCCACCAGACCCATAACCCCAAGCACCAGGGCCACCACCATCGCACGCATTGCCTTGCTCATCTCACTGTTCCTTTCGGTTCGCCCCACCGTCGGGGCCGTGTTGCTGATGACCCAAACCATACGCCACACGAGACAGGCCACGTCAACCCACAACCCACAACAACCAACGTGACCTACACCATCGAACACACGTACACACAGCCACCAACACACACGCGCACGCACACAACTAACACACAACCAACACAACACACAAACACAGCCAACACGAACCACGCGCAACGCCCCGACCAGCACAAACACCAAACATCACGACGACGAAATAACCACGCGCAGAAAAACAAACCCCAGGCGGCCCAGAGGGTACCCCGGCCTGGGTGCGGAGCCGACCGCTACGCGTGAATGGCG